TGTACCTCGTATTCGGTCGTGTTTTTCACGAGTTCATACTGATTATCACAGATAGCATTCAACACGGCACGGTCACGACTTGTATACTCGACAAGTCCCTCAGGAGCATTGACTTTCCGTGCATAATCATATATTTGTTCTGCAATGTCTGCTCCTCGTATTGCTCTTCTCTCGATGATATTGTTCCATTCCTCTTGTATTCCACTTTCACGGAAGAATGAATGCAACATCTGATTACGTTTGAAGAAGAAATCACGAGCGGCAGGAGTACTAATCCATTCGGTTGTTCGGTCAACTATCTCTGCGAATCCTCCGATGATGTTCTCTTCGAGGAGTGTTTCGAGTCGTCTTCGCTCTGAGTCAGAGATGATTCGCCGTATTGTTCCGTCTATCATCTGTAGTAGTCACCCCAACTGTTTCTTGTCATCTTGTCAAGTCCAAGAGTGTTTCGTACTTCATCAATCGTGTATACACCAGTATTGAGGTATATTTGGTTGACCTGTGCATCGTACATCTCGTCTATCACGTCAAGAGCTTGATAATGGAAACGTTCTTGGAAGCCATGATGTTTGAGTGTGTTGTTGAATGCATTTTCCACGCAGGCTTTTGCACCATCGAATGTGTTTTTCCAGTCTTTCTTTTGACTGTCACCACTACCACTACCCAACGATGCGGTTTCAATAATACCTGCAAGTTGTGGTGGCACTTGGAATGTCCGTATGATTTGGTCACGTGCAAACTTGAGAAGTTCAAGGTAGTTCATGTCCCTGTTACTTCTGATGTTGCTTTGTACTGTTGCACCTTTGACTGCCATGAGTGTTTTTTTGCCTGACTGTTTTGCTGCTTGTTTCTCTGCGGATAGTCGTTTGAGTTCTGCTACAAAGTTCTTGTCCGGCACATCCTTATCATAGCTGAGGATTGTGTTTGGGTCAAGACCATCATTCAACAATAAGTCATTGTTGAATCGAAGAGCATTCCTGCTGAGTGCAATCCAATCAGCACAAATATTAATCTTACTAACTCCCCATACACTACGAGTCCGTCTTGGATTCGGCTGCTTGATATGAATCAACTCATCAGGCTCATAGAATACATCAGGCTGATACCTGAGAGCAAAACAATCATTCTCATTATTCCACATGATGTCTTCATTGTGAATATACTTAAATCCATTAAAAACATTGTACTGTGGATCTGTGCTTATCTCGAAGAAGCAATCACCCATCGCCAACAAGCTATCCCATATTAGACTATTCGTATCAGCCCAACTAGTGAAGCTATTGTATCCTTCTGGTTGATGGAATAATCGTTCAAGGTAGTTGTTTGTGAGTGTGTCATCATTTTCGATTGTGTCACTGTCGATGTTGAAGTCACACGCGAGTGCAGTATTTTTGTATGTTTGAAGGCAAACATGGACGTCTACGTTTTGCATTGCTTCATGGTATATTTCAGTGTTTGTCGTGGTTGTGATTGGGTGTAGGTAGTTGGTGAGTTGTGTGTATTGTGTGTTATCGTGTCGTAGTGTTGGTAGTTTGTTTCGTATGTTTTGTAGTATTCCCATCTTTGTTCTTTGCCTCCTTTCCTGTTTTTTTTTATTTGTTGTTTTTTTCACGTCTTCTTTGTTTTTGCGTGATTTTATCATTCTTTATTTTTGAGTCCCACCCTGCATCCTCCAATCACGCAAGTTGCTTGAACACTAATCCCACTTTGTCTTAATACATTCCATCCATAATAGTTGATACTTTTGAATCCATTTCAAAAAGGGGACACTATGATACTTTTTTGTATATCCATCCAATGCCCCCCTATCCATCCCAGTCATTTCAGAGATTTCTTCAACCGTATATTGATAGGGGTCTTCCTTGATTGCTCGTATGACTTTCTTGAATTTTTTATGTCGGTTTTTTTCTCTTGTTTGCTTCGCTTTGGCTATGGATTGAGGCGTACTATGATTATCAAGAGTGACTCCCCTATTCTTCTCAAAGTAAACTCTGATATCATACACCCTATTACTTCCATAATTCAATGTAGCATATTGTTTGATGAGATTCGTTTCTATCTTCTCTGCAAGCATTTGTGAATATTCATTATCTCCTGTATCATATAACGGGTGGATAATGAAATCATCTTTCTGCAGGATATATGGATGATGTCTTTCATATTGCCTTTGATGTTCTTTGAATCTTCGTTCTACATTGTTTGTTATCCCAAAGTAAAATGGTACTGTGGGAGTATCTTTATGATTCAATGAGTAAACTATCATTCTTCTTTCCCTCCTTCATAAGTACAACAATCCCCCAAGTAATTCAGACTCTTCATCAAATCTGTGTTTCATGATTGGCGCACGAAGACTATCACAGAAGTGGTCATCAACCTTATGAGGTTTGTCCTCACCACGACGAGCAGCCGCTGCGTCCCACTCATACGACTGTATACATTCAATAGTACGAGTACAACGCTCGTGTATATGGAAATGATTCTTGTACATCAAATCCGAAATCACCCCAATACATTCCAACGTGTCAGGCATATATTTTTGCACATCCAAGTGTATATCATCACGATGAAGAAGCTCTGTTTCCAGGCTGGTTGCATCATGTGAACAGTAGAACACACTATCCTCATCGAGTTGGTAATGGTCTTGCATTTCTTGTATCATCTCTGCAATCTGAGTGTTTGTGATACTGACTCCTTCTTGTTCTGCATTGTATCCTCCCTCATCAATGACATAGTATTCATTGTGGTCTTCGTAGCATTGTACTCCTATGAGATTCCAACACGTGGTACTGCTTGCACCGTAGTCGCTTCCCAAGTCCATGTAGTCGAAGTCTGTGAGGGGTTTGTCCTCAGTGTAGATATTGTTGTCATCGAAGTGTGCGTAGATTGCCCCCTGCCCTGACACCCAGAGCCCCTCAATATATCGCTTATAAAACAAGCTATCTGGTGGATAACTTGCCTTGAGGTTTTGCACGTACTGATCCGTGAGGGTGGTGTTGTCTTCAAGTCTGAATGTCCACACCTTGCAGATTCCCTCATGATACATTTCCATGTTGGAGATGTACTCCTTGTACAAGTAGTGATTCGGATTCGCTGGGTTGCACGTGATGAATATCTTTGAGTCGGGTAGACTATTTCTTGACAGTATCATCTTGAATCCGTCCTCGGTGATGACTGTTCCCTCATCAATGAGTGTTCCACCAAACGTACTTCCTTGAATCTTCTCATCATCACCTTTCTTTCCGACTCCGAAGAGACATACAGTATCATCGTAGAAATATATCTCATTCAAGTACCTGTTATGCTCGGCAGGAATACCCAGAGCGTGTAACATTTTCATAAATGGACGTACAACATTTCTTTCAAGGGTTGTGAGTGTTTTCCCGACAATCATGAAATCCGAGTTTTCTGAGGTGAGGATGTATTCAATGAATCTTGTGAGTGCTACTATTGTTTTCCCACTTCTGATTGACCCAACGGCAACATTGATCCACCGCGTACTCTGAAGTAGGTAATCTTCTGCAACTGGGCTGAAGGGCTGCCAGTTGAACGTGTTGGTATCATTCATCCTTTTCATCCTCCTTATCGGTTTGTCTTCGTTCGCGGAGGGATTCGATGAGTCTTCTTGCACCTGCGCTGAGTTCTTCATGATTGAATGCATCAGGGTCTACTCCCTCGTAGACATTTCTGAGAACAGTCTGTGTTGTTGCTGCGTGTTCTTTCTGCGATTTCACGTATGAATCTTTGAATTGCACGTACTCTTGTATTTCTTCACGAGTGATTTCTTGTCCAAATTCAAGTTTTTGTAGTAGTGCTTGTTGCATTGTTTCAAGAATCAATTTGTCGTTGTCTATGAGCTTTTGGTCTCGAGGTTGGCGTTCAATGTGACTTGTGAGGTCGTTGTGTTTGACTTTGACAATTTGTTCCTCCATTTCATCTTGGAGGTGTTGAAAATAAGCTTCTTTTCGAGTGCGATGGTAGTATTTACTGCTCCATTCTTGTATGGTGTATATTGAGTGTCCAGTGTGTTTGCTGAGTTGTTCGTGTGTCCAGTGTGGGTTTTGGCAGCTGATTTTGAATGTCATGTAGGCGGCGGGTGTTTCTCGTAGTTTTTTTGTGCGTATGGGTTTTTGCCATTGGCGTGTGATGTCTACCATTTTTTCTCTGTTTTCCTTTTTGGGTTTTTTTGTTGTTTTATTGGGGTTTTATATGGGTTGGGGGAGATATATATTATTTTTTGGTGGGGAGTAGGTTTTATTCTTGTTTTGTTGGTTGTTTTTTGTTGGTTTGTTTGTTTTTGGTGTTGGTTTTCTTGGTGGTTTTTTTGTCTTCTTGTTTCTTAGTGTCTTGTTTTTTGGTTTCTTTCTTGTATTGTTGTAGTGCTTGTTGTACTTCGGGTGTTGCGGTTTCTGGTGTGGTGCTGTATATGCTTTGTCCTTGTTTGACGATTATTTCTTTTTGGTTTGCTTTGAGTATTTGTATCATGTTTTTTCCTCCTTGTAGTGTTGTAGTGCTTCTTTTATCTGTGGGTTGTTTTTGTCGGTGGTGACGTGTATTTTTCCGTCCTCTGTTTTGTAGAGGATGTCTTTTTTGTGTGTTTGGAGTATTTGTATCATGCTCATCTCCTCGGGGGTTTCTCTCTCTACTTTTTTTTGGGGTGTTATCGGAGTAGGAACATTTGGATGATGCTGAGTATTGCTGCGAATAGTGCGCTGACTGCTGCTCCTCCGATTGCGAATAGTATTTTTTGTACGATGTCGATTCTGTGGTTGGTGGATTCGTAGTTGTTTCGTATTCTTTCGCTGTTTTTGCTTGTGATTTCTTTGAGTTTGTCTATGCATTTGAGTTTTTCTTCTACGTTTGTTTGTCTTTCTTTTATTTGTGCGAGTGTTTCTGTTGTTTTGATTTGTCCGTCTTGTATTGTTTGTAGTGTTTTGAGTATTTCGAGGTTGTATTTGTTTTGTTCTTGTTCGATTGTGGTTAAGCCTTTTTCGAGTTTGTTTTCTAGTTGTGTTAATCGGTAGTCAAGAAATCGGGCGTCTGTTCGGGGTGGGTCTTCTTCATTGGGTGTCTGTTTCGTTTTTGGTGTCATTGTTCTCCCGTAGTATTTCTTCTTGTTTTTCTGTGAGTGTTTTTCCTGTGAGGTATCCTCCGAGTATTCCGATAATGGTGGTTGTGATTGTGATGTCGTTTCCTTGTATGAGTGTTGTGAGTGCGATTATTCCGAGTATGATGAGTATGAGGTTTTGGGTTGTGTTGTTCATATTGTTTTCCTCCCTGTGTGTTTCTCTCGTATTATTTTTTTTGTGTGTTCTTCCCCTCATGTACCACCACTTATCTTTTTGTCATTTTCTTGTGGGATTGGCACTTCTGTCAGATTTTGATGCTCACCCCCAGTAATTTCTTTGTATTGGTACATACGCCTCCGTGTGTGCTGTATGCTTTTCCCCCCGTTTTTGGTGATATGCTACAATTGTATCCATTTTTGGTTGTTAATTACTCTATTATTTTTTTTGAGGAAGTAGGAGTATTCCCTTCTTTTTCCGTTTCTTTTGGAGAAATAACGTTTATAGAATTATCTTTTTGAACCATTATTTTGAACTGAATAAGAGATGTTGAAATCATTATTCTTTTTTTTGTTATATGTGAATTGGAGGTGTTTTTTTTCTGTCGCAGAAGTGTGTTGTATCAGGTTATCATTGGTGGTCGTGTACATGAGAGGAAGAACATGAGGGGTACTTCTTGTTCTTTCCCTTGTTTTCTTGTGTATATTGTTTGTACTTTGTATTATTTCACAATTATAGAACAAATGTTCACAAAATAGGAACAAAACAGTCATAAAAAAAAGAGAAAAGGAGAAGAGTGAATAATCAACCAAACAACTCCAGTATATCCTCCGCGATTACACGGGAGTATTCACTACCCAACCGCCACATATTATTGTGTTGGATTGGTGTGCAGTATTGGCAGTATTTTTTTTCTTTGTTTCCTTCACAGGTTGCACATCCTATGCTTCGTAGATGTGCTTGAAGTACCTCTTGGATCTGGGATATTTTTTGTTGTTTTTCATCAGTCATCAGTATTATCCTCCATTTGTTGTGTCTCTTTCTTCTTAGAGGATAGGTATTTTTTCCTTCTCTGTCGAAGGTCTTCACGATATTGAATAATCTCAGCACCATCATCCAACTTGACACATTCCTCAATAATTTGCTTCTTAGAGAAGTATTTAAACCAAGATTTACCCCACCAGATAGTTTTTTTCTGTTCAGAGGTTATAGGGTCAGTGTATTGTTTTTTGAAGATTAACGTCACATTACCCCTATCTTTCGTTATCTGTACAATATTTTCAGTATGGTCTGTAATCTTGGGACGAGTTGTTATTCGATGCTGTTCACAATAATAGCGTTGTTGTTTACGTGCTGTATCCCATAACACACATTCGTCAACTTTAAACAATCGTTGCAACTCCAACTCCGCCAAATACAAACTCTTAAAGAAGCCATAGTACATTTTTTTTTCAGATGTCCATACTTTTATCACATATGCATTTCTACGGGTAAGCCACGTACAAGATCCTTTGTATTCCCCTTTTTGAAGGTGGATACTTCTTTGATTGCATCGACCCTCTTGTTTTCGAAGGGATTGTAGTTTCTGTCTTATCCGTTCTGTCTCATACTCTTGGATACTACTCTTTTGAGTACATTCAACCCAGTGTTTATAATACTTCAATTCTGTATCTGATAATCCTAAGTTCATTATGCTTGTCATTGGAAATCACCACATCCATTGTTTAGAAAGTTTGGGGTGATTAAACATAATTTGAATACACATCATTACGTAGATTCTCCAACACATCAGCGAGGGATGTTTTTGACATTGATTCAAGTTTATCACATTCATTTATCCATACTGCTTCATCATTTGTGATATTATTTAACTCGGTTCTCATCTTCTGACGTAGGTGAGGTGAACGGCCAGCATTCCATAATTCTACTAATCCTTTGAATGCTTTTCTGAGTTCATCATGTCCCATAGCAGTAGCATTGGATTTATCCTCAAGGATTAATAATGAAATAATCATATTAGTAACTAATTTACTGTTGGGACATTCTATTTCCAGGTCACCAAATATCTCATTGATGAGGGTACATACACGTTCCACCTCTGTTTCAAGACAAGTATGGAATTGTTCATTTCTTGATGCATGCAAGTTATCTAAGTCCGTTTGAATATTCCCTGCATTTCGAGATATTCTATTCTTCCAACCGTTAAGTTCAAGTGGATTGTACTCGAATGTTTTGTCCTTCTGGAGGGATTTATAAATGAAATGTACTATTTTTGAGGCAGGCACATACTGTGCGAATCTAGATGTTATTTGCACGTTCTTCTCATAGAATGGTGTTTTAAGCAATGAAACCATATATCCTTTTGCCGGATCAAGTGATGAATGTGCAAGTTCCCCAGCAGTGAGTGCTTTACCACTTTTATTCAGTTTTTGGAAGAATTCCTTTTTAAGTTCATCTGGTGCATTATCCATCCATATTACAGGTAGTTGTAGAGAGGTGAATTTTCCTGCGAATAATGGATTTGTCTCTTCGATATCTCCATACCTGTAGTTGAAGAGATTTTCATAATCTTTGGGGAGGTTTTTGTTTATGTGGACGAGGTTTTCTACAAAGAAGTCCATTAAGGCTGTGATTCTCTGTCTTCCATCAAGTACTTCCCATACTTTTCCGTCATCTTTAGTACATCTGTTGATGTATACTGGTGGAATAGGAATTCCCCGTATAAGACTTTCAATTAACTCAGACTGATCTTTGTCCGTCCAGACTTCCCCCCTTTGCATGGATGGGTAATCAATTAACCCTGCATTATATTTTTCGATGAATGCACTTATTGGCTTTGAACCTGCATCTGTATCGAATGCTGTTGCAGGTAACTCTTTTAAGTGAGTTATGTCTTTTAGTTTTTGACTTCCGTCTATTTTATGTTCTGTTTTATGTTCTGTTTTGTTTTCTTTTTTGTTCATGTTGAATTTCTCCTACTTTCATGTTTTGATATTCCATATTATGATTGACCCAATGACATATAACTATGGATACTGTGGAGAAACAACCTCTACATTGAGACTCCATGCAGTACTAAGTGTAGATAGTGAAAAAAAGTAAAAAATAGTGGGAAGTATTTGGGTCATAAGGGGGTAACAACATTACACCCCGCACGGATAAAAAGTAATGTATTCTTGTAATAACTATCAACAAAGATAGAGGGATGATCATTCCACAGACAATGCATAAACTGTGCCATAAACATGGATGTTTCCCCCTTTTCCCAGTATCTTCTCCCATCATTACAATGGTACGGTCTTGCTTTGTCACCATGTACTCCAAACTTCAGTAGTTTACATGCTTGTTTTACTCCATTGTATATTATTATTTCATCTTCAGTTTCCATGTACTCCTGTCCGTCTTGTTGTCTGTATTCCTCTGCTTGTAGTATACGAGTTACTGCGTTTTTTGCTGCTTTTTGTATGGGGTTGGAACATTCATCGATTGTATGTGGGAGGAGGTTGTTAATTGAGTATGCTTCGGCTATGTCTTTTGCCCATCGTTTTTGGTTTTCCCATAGTTGTCGTATGTATTCTTGTTTTCGCATTAGGTTTTCACCTCCTCGTGTTCTCGGTAGAATATGCATACTTTCTCTGTGCGTGGTATGATATCCTCTGAGAGGATACATGATGCAAGTAACTTATCGTCAACTACTACTACTCGAAAATATATGCAGTTGCAACAGTTAGGCATATTCCATCACCATCTTGTTTTCTTTTTCAAGTTGTCTTGCACAATCACTTGGTGTTTCACCCCTACCAATATACTCCATGACCGTTGAAATGATGGTTGTGTTCCACAGATAACAATCATCACCTGGTATCTTACACTCCTTGAGTACTTCAATGAGGTACATTGTTTGTTCTTCATCGAGGAGTACTCCTTGCACATTGATGTATTCGCACCTGTGATTCCATAGGTATTCGATATTTTCTGCGTGTAACATATTATCTCCTCCTTTTCTTCTCCTTGTAATTCTCATCATATGGGTCGTACATCATACATTCATCACATTTCACCATACCAGTTCAATCCTCCTCACACACATATGTAAGATACATATCCACCCATGCACGTTTTCTCACCATATCAGTCATCCTATCATACAACTCCATCAACCCATCCAACATATCATCCGACAACGTTACTCTCTCATCACCTATTACACGTACAAGCCATGCATACAACATATACGCTTCATCAGGGGTGAGTGTTGCTTCCCAATGTTTCTTATCCGTTTTGACAGGTGAAAATGATATGTGCATGAATGTGTGAAGGTATGTGTTGTCTGTGAGTACTAGGGTGTCCTCATAGCAATCACCATAGTGTATTGTTTGTCGAATCATTCCATATCCTCCTCTTCCAGTTCCACTGTATCCTGGTAGTGGAGTATTCCTTCAAGTCTACACATACTATCATTTGCACAACTATACAGCAATTCTAAGTCTTTATTTTTCAAATGAGGTCTGGTCATATCCAATATGATTTGTTGGTTATGCAGTACTCTTTGTATTTGTTTTGTTGTGTATTCTTCTTTTGTTTTCACCAACACGCCCCCATGCTCCATTATAACAATGACGGATAGTACCCATATCCATACTCGTATAAATTTGTGTAGTACTCAAACTACTATGGCCCAACAACTGTTGAATACCTCTAATATCCACACCATTCCTCAACAAATGAGTAGCAAAACTATGCCTTAACATATGAGGCGTAACCCTTTTAGAGATACCTGCACATACTGCATACTCCTTAATCATTAGCTCAACATATCTTGGAGTCAAGGGTTTGCCCTTGTTATTAACGAACAAATATTCAATAATGGTGCCTCTTTTATCCAAGTACTCTTGTAATAAGTCGGAAGTGTTCTTTTCATACAATACAATCCTATCCTTGTCACCTTTACCTCTTATTCGGATTGCATGATTATCAAAGTCAATCTGATTAAGCTCAAGATTACATAACTCAGATACTCTTAATCCTGTAAAGTAAAGTATTGTCAACATTAACTTGTTTCGTATATGGAGAAGATCTTGTGTTTCATCATCTTTTGCGTGTAACAAATCATACACTTCTTGTTCTGATAATGCTTTGGGGAGTGACTTTGTCTTTTTAGGTATCTGTATTTTATCACTACCTTCTACTCCAATATATTCAAAGAATAATTTTAGGACATTGACTGTTAGGCTCATGTAATTCTGTGACACTTCCTTTTCATGACGTAAGTATTGAATATATTTTTTGAATACATTTAATAGATTATCAACAATACCAGAGGGTTGGGATGTTTTAAAATATTTATAGAACCCATTCAATATTGATTTGTACGTTTTAAGGGTGTTTCGGGAATATCCTCTTATATCCATTTCTAGAATATATTCTTCCATTTTCTGTTTTATTTCTATTTCATCCATGCATCTAATCCTCCACGTGTAGTTTCCAAGTCGATTTTTTCGGCTTCATCCTTGACATCCAATACATCAACATCACTTGTCATATGATTATGCACTCCAGTCATATCCACACTTACCTTTGGCAAGAACTGTAACGCCCCTATCAAATCCACACCATACGGGACAACATACGGCAAAGGCCCATACAAGCCAGGATACGGATTAACCCGACAACACCAGAAAACCTCCCTAGTCAACGAATTCATATGAGCCACAACACCACTCATACCATGCATGAGCATATTCAATACACTCATCTTCACAGCATAATCATCCAAATCCTGAAAGAAAAACATATCCTGGGGACGCCTGTCATGCCAAGCCAAGCCAAACCTTGCACTACCAGCACAACAATCATACATCACACGTGGCTCATCACCCAACAACCCATCATCCAACAATAAATCAGCCATCAATGAGGCAACATCCTGCGGGGTGAAAAACTGAGCCCGGAACTTATTCGTCATGTTCACATCACTCTCCCACCATGCACCAAGAAAATCATAATACGGCTTCGATTGTAATACTTCATCCATTGTTTGCACGTATGCTGTAAATAATTCACCGAAGATTGCGTACTCTTCTTTTGTGTACTTGTCCGTATGAGTAAATAATGGAGGCATACCTGGTAGGGTGAAATTGTCTATGGTCATATCTAGGAAGTCTTTGAATATGTACCATGTGTCGTGTTGATGTCGTAGTTTGTTAAATGCTTTATTCCATTTCGTGAACATCAGTTATCAATCCTCCTCTTCTTCAAGCTACATAAGTTTTTAATTTCCCCATTCTTGATTTTTTCCAGTTGTTCTTTTTCTGCTTTTGGAAGAAAATCATGATTAGCAGGAGGATTCTTTTGATATATGTTTTCCTCCCAATATTCCCTTAGTTCCTGTTTGACTTGTTCTAATTGTTCATCTGTTATGTTTCCTTTAATCTCCTTTTTGATAACAGGAACCAAATTCACCTCCACAGTCATTATTCATCATCCTCCTCTTCTCCGAATATAAAATCCCATACATCATCATTAAACAATTCCTCAAGAGTACGACATTCATAATGATTGCATGACCCATCTCGTAATAAATATTTACATTTATAAGTAGAGATAGTATTATAATACCCTTGAAAAGCGACATAATGTTTGAGGTGTTTGCATTGTTCGCATTCACATATTTTATCTTCAGGCGCATTCAGTTCTAACTTAGGAGGCATCAGGGGTTCTTCTCTTCGTATTGCAATTAATTTTTCACTTGTCATTTATCCTGTCCCCTTCTTCTTTTCGTTGGTATAATTGTTCTTTGAGTTTTATGTTCTCACGCATTTCCCGACTCCAATTGTGACACATATCCTCATACCATTGCTGATACCGTCTTACATCACATCTTGCAAACCAGTACTCCATCATCAAAAATATTATAAATGAAAGCAATAATACCACTAGCAGACCTGTGCTTATTTCTACTGTTACCATTCTTTATTCACCCTCCATTCTAGTTTTTTTGGATATCACCTGTTTCACCCCATGAGTATTTGGAATACAAGTCCCAATCCTATAAGAATGAATAGTAATCCACAGAGTCCTGCGAATAACCATATCACCGTGGTGATGATCCGTTCTCTTCTTTCTTCCATTAGTTTTCTTTTATTTTTTAGTGTTTTCTTTTTCTTTTTCTTTTTCATTCTTGTCCCTCCAGTTCGGAGTAGTCCCAACCACATTGTACGAGGAGGTCTCGTTCTTTTCTTGCTTCTTCTATTGTGGAGAATGTTCCCCATCCTTGCCGGTTGTATACTATTTCGTATCGTCCATGTCGTTTCCGGATGTACCGGTCAGGGTGAGTGGGGCTTGTTCTTCTATGTTTTCTGTGCTTGACTGGGTCATATGATGGGTCGTTGAGTATTCGTTTTTTGATTTTTCTTGCTTCGCTGAGTGTTTTGTATCGTCCACAGTATCTGCGTCTACCCGCAGCATTGACGTATACGATGTACCCTGTCTCGTTGGGGTATATCCCTTCATCTGCTTTTTTATACTTCTTGTATAAGTCATGGATTTGGCGGAGTTGTGTCATGTTCCACCCCGCGTTTTCGCATTTTTTATAGGCGTTCATGACTTTTTGTTTATTATAATCCCCCATCACATAGTATTTGTGGTATACAATTCTGTAGAATCCGTTGTTTTCGTACAAGTATTTCTGTTTCATAGTCCTCCCCTCATGTATATATACAGGAGGATAAAACCCCCCGTGATATATATAGTGTGAATCAATGCTCTTATCTCATCCGTCATAATAACTCATCCATCACCCAATTCCATACCCACGCCAACACGATGTACAAGACACATACAAAAAGAATGACAGAGGCAAAAATCAATGCCAATCCAGTTGCTACTGCCCTGCGTATAGTAATTTCCATGTGTTCATCTCCATTCGAGTATTCCATCATGGAGAGAATAATGGATTGTACATCCTTCTGTATCTGTACAGTCTTTGAAATGTTCACCCACAGTATCAGCAATCCACAAGAAGAATCGTCTGAAATTGCATCGATATGATGGAATAGACCTTCCATGTTTTTTCGATATGTGATGTTGTAAGAACCACTCGAATGCATAGTCTAACGACACACCATCAGGGGGGAGTGAATTGTCAAAGGCTATGAGCATATACTCAGGGAGCAATCCATTATGCAGGTGAGGATTCACTTGTAGGTACTGTTTCTTGTATTTGAGTATTTCTCCTCTTTTGATGTGATATGTCATGTTTCCACCTCCAATCTTGCAAGTACCCATTCACGTACAAGATCTTCTTCTGTAAGTGACTCGTCAAGTCGGAGTGCTTGCAATGTGTCAAGGAATATCTCAAGTTTCTTGTTGCTGTATCCACGTAGTATATGAAGCAAGGTGAGGAATTCATATTCCTCTTCTTCCATATCCCGTTTTTCTTTTCTTCTCATTTCTCCTCCCTCCTTTTTCTCATTTTCATTTTGTGTCTCCACGTGTCCCAGCACGCAATAGAACAGAAGTGACTATCTCCTATATTGAGGAAGTATGATCCACATTCTTCACACTTCTTCTGTTCCATACCGAACCCCTCTCATATCGAATTGGTTGTGGAGTACGAAGCGATTTCGTAGCTCTTTGCTACGAAACCACCTTTTGGTCTTGATGTTGTCTGTGTCTGTGTATGTGAGTGTGTAGTAGAGTGTCATTGTTGTCCTCCTAGTTGTTTTTTGATTGCCCGGAATTCGTCACGGTTTATTTTTTTGGATGTGAAGTATTCCCCTGCTACTGTGAGGGGTGGCACGTCTTGTTTTTCTGCATCAGCATTGATGCTTTCACGTATCTTATCCAGTCGAGACGAGTTGACAATATTTTTATTTGCTTTCTCCTTGTATCTGCGTTGTGGCTTCGACTCCTTAGGTGCCGGTTTACCAAACGTAGCGTCAGGGTCACCCTCTACAATATCCAAAATTTGAAGATATATGTATCGACGTAGGTATGACTCCGTAGATCCAAGTGCCTGAAGTCGCTGATTATGATTCTTCCCATCAACCTGTCCATCAAAGTTACTGCCAAAGTCCTCACTGTAACCCGTCTCCAAGTCCACCAACTCCACACGTGGAGGTGACAGGTAAAACTTATGATGAATAGATAGGTCATTCTGCAATAGTATTGGTATTGCTTCATTCACTATGTCTTTGAGTGTTATGTAGTCGAAGTTGTTGAAGTTATTCCTTCCTCTTGCCTCGACATGTTTATCTTTGAAGTCCACTCTTGCTTGTTGAAGTTTCTTGAATAGCATCGCTTTTAGTTTACGCTCCAATTGATTATCCGTTAACTGCACTACATCTGCGGTCATAAACTCATCACTCATGGTACATCCACCTCCTCATTCACAAGGATTTCAAGGGTTGAGGGTTGCACCCAATCCTCATCCTTGAGTATCCAGTAGAGTTCCATGTCACTTATCCAACTCACATACTCCGTCATCACATTCACCATCCTTCTCATACTTTTCCATCTTCTCATGGCTCCTCCGGACTTCAATTTCTCTGATGAAGTCACGCAAGCCCTTACGCCTACTCTCATCAATCAACATCAAGCACCTCTACCTTCCGGTAAATCCAACCTTTGCTTTCAGGTACAAAAGTGTATAGTTGATTCTTCGGCCTATGCCCCGGTGTCACAATAAACAGTGTATCACCAGGCAACAAGGATATACTCTCCCGGTTATACTCAAGGCCAAACGCCTCCGCTATTTCGGGGTGACCGATACAACTATTCGCATACTCCCCCGCACTGACAAACTCATCTTTCGTAATCTGAGTAAACTTGACTATACCCTCATCCTGAATCATATTAGGACTGAAAGCATTACTAATATACCAAGTCATTTTATAACCCTCCTAGTACTTCCAATAATTTCTTGTATTGTTCTGCTTCCTTCTTTTTCGATTCATACTTTGCAGTGATGAAATCCACAACATCACGTAATACCCCATCCTCAGAGGACACCCCTGCATGTACCTCAGATTGTACTTCATCATGCACATCCCAATCACTATGCTGTACAGGAAGAATATCAAAGAAACGAGTTTCAGCATTCGTACACCGGAAAGTATACCTCTTACCAACCTCTAACTGATTTCGTTGATACTTATTAACATTCATAAAGATATTCTCTGGTGCTTGAAATCCATCTGGTACCGGGCCAACAGAGATATCTTCTAGTATGATGAAGTCTTTGCCGTTTTTGGTTTGTTTGAATGCGGCGATTGTTCCGGTTACTTGTTCATTTTCATTTTGGAAGAAAATCCAATTTTGATTAAATTCCATTATTGTTCCCCTCCTATTTCCATCCGAGCGTGTTTCGGTCTTCCCTGCTTAGTAATCCAAGCAGGTACATTATTTTTAGTATTGGCTTTATTTCACTGTTTTTTGTAAGGCTGTATCTTTCTAGTCTTTGCATTTTATTCATCTCCCTTTTCTAAGTATTTGATTATCTTCTCACATTTCTCTCTGTATCCTCGAGCTTGGTCACGTTGTTTCTCAAGGTGAAGTAACTCACGTCTCATAGTAAGAGTATCATAATCGGCCTTGATTTTCTTCTCAGTGATTTTCAAGTCCTTATACTTCTCACTATTCATGAGGTCATACTTCTTTTCTTCAATATCCAATTCCAACTGTTTACACTGATACTTAAGGTCAGTGTATTCCGTGTCATTATCTACCCATCGATAGATCCAACTTTGAATGTCACTACCCTCGAATTTATTGGTCATTTGCCCAGTCCTCCATGTAGTATTTTTCTTCTTCTGCTTCAATCGCCACGATTCTTGCGTGGTATTCGGCTTCGGTTATCCAACCGTCCTGTAATAAATCCCATGCTATGCATTTTTCATGTTCCCAATGTTCTTGCATCTTCATCATCTCTCCTTTTTGTATGCAACTACATCCCTGCTGATGCGTTTTTCTTGAAGCAGTTCCTTGATTGCTTCTCCTAGTTCCTCCCGTGTCACATCCATCCCCCCATCTGGGTGATGTTGGATGTGGTATTCTAGCATAGGGAGTGGTACTCCTCCTATGCATGGTGTGTAGGCGTCTAGGATGTCGAGGATGGTTGCTTTTAGTTTTCTTTTCATTTTATATTTTTCCTGTGAGTGCTAGGTCGATTTGTTTGCCTAGTTGGGTGAGTTCTTTGAGCAGTTCCTTGTTGTGTGGTTGTGCTCGTAGTTGTTTGGTTTTTTGGATGTATATTTTCATCATGGTTTTCATGGATGTTTCACCTCGTTATACTATGTTTTGTTTCACCATCTATGAATTTTTTTTCCTTTAATGTGAAACAATGTTGGGTGAGGATTACCTCTTACTTACTTACTTACTTACTTACTTACTTACTTACTTACTTACTTACTTACTTACTTACTTACTTACTACTCTACGAAAGTATATCCCTATTTTATTGTGACACATGTACACAACACGTGACACGCACCTCCTACTATATACCCTCGCAGATGTGACACAACTTGTGACACATCATTACTCCCATTTCAAATGAATGTCGTTCTCATCCAATACTTTGGTAAATTCCTTCAAAGTACATCCACAACGGTCTGCTACTAATTCGACATAAGAAATAGACTCTGTGAATGAATATCGTCGACGATTACGGATTAATGCAACTGCTGTTGGAATGTCATATACATCATCCAATTCGTTGATTTGTTTATAATCCACCTCTTTTTGTGACACAGTTTGTGACACATCACTATTTTGTGACACAGTTTGTGACACATCACTATTTTGTGACACAGTTTGTGTTGTAGAAGTACTTTGTGACACAGTTTGTGACACAGTATTTGGTGTTTTTTGTGAAGTAGATGAAGAAGAATTATTGCATGACAATTGATTTCTACGTTCTGCAATATATTCTTCCATCAGATCAAGTTCACTACATGCCATACCTTCATCAGTTTGACCATACATCTCATGTCTTAAAGCAGTAATACAGTAGTCAGTAAGGTTAGTTTTCTTTTTACGTACATGTTCCATGACTTGCATCTTGAATTTTGCAGATACTCGGAAATGTATGTGTTCTTCGATTACCATACTAACCTCATAATACCCCTTTGTATTCTAACTCATGTATGAGTAATAATGTTTCTATGTTTTTGTTTTTGATTTCTCTGATTTTCCTTGAGTAGTCGACTCGGTCTTCTTTGATTAACTCGTTGATGTCATTGTTTAGTTCGGCGTTTACGTTTTCTAGTTTGGTTTTGATTTTGGTTATATCGTATTTATTATTCATTTTCTATACCTCCATAAAAGAATATATAAAAAAAGGTGAAAAGGTATAAAATAAACATCTTACAAAAATAGTACCGTAGTACATTTGTAGGACATATTATAGTGTACCTAATGATTGTACTCAAAAGGTTAATGGTGACTCTTAGGTACGTGTCACTTGTCGCCAAACAATTTTTGCACGTACTTAAGAGTTGTAACCTTTCAAGTCATTAATCCACTTTTTTATATATTTTTATGCATTTTACGTCATCTTCTACGAGAACATCCATTGTTACTGTGTCCTCGTATGTGAGTTCCAACAAATCTCTTATCATTGCTGGTATTCGGAGGATTAATGACTTTGGCCTGCTTTTTGCGACGTAGTGTAGTTTTACGTCCTTGCTTATTAATTTTGTTGCCATTTTTTGTTATCCTCCGTGTTGTGTTGTAGTCTGTATTTCAGACTACAATATAATATATGTACTCTTTAGTATATAAAGGTTATGTCATTATTTCTTTCTTTCATCTCCTTTCTTGTTTTCATAATATTAGTATTATTATCATAGTATTTAAAGGATTGGACGACTCTCCACCCCCCACAGACATAGACACACACAGACACGCCCCCCAACAGTCCGATATTCTCGGACACTTACACCCCCACACACCCCCACACGCCCCCTCCCCCATGTTCACTTGCAACACAT